GAGATCGTTGACTTTGGCTTGTGACCCTGCCAGCGAGCGCGCCGCCACGGTTTGGCGATCAAACGCGGTAGCGACCTGGTTGATGTCAACCGCAAACCGCACAGCCTCACGTGCGCCATATGCGCGCAGCAGACCACGAAATGAGGCGGCGAAGCTGTTGACGCTGCCCTCGGCGCGCTTGACGCTGGCGTCAACGGGCCCCATTGCCTGCTCAACGCCTTGGGCAACGCCGCGCATCACAGCGGGAACTTGTTGCGGTTGGGAGGTATCAATTGTAATACTGCCGCGGGCAGCGCCTAAATTGCCGCCGCTGGGTACGCCCATACCATGCTCCGCTTATCAGCCAAAAGACAGCCGCGCCCTACGTCAAATGTCAATCGCCGCGCCAGGTGGCGGATGTTAACCTCTGTGCATGACAACCAATAGCCAAAGGAGTTCTTATGCGTTATGTACCGTTTGACCGTAAAAATGCGCCCAATCACTGGTTCTATGTCGCCTTTTTTCTTGTCCTTGCCATCGCCTATGGGCTTGCTAATCCACCCATAAGCATGCCCAGGACTGCTACTGCATCAGATGCGTGCTATATGGCGCAAAAGTTTGTTAAATCCGATTTAAAAGCGCCAACTACGGCGAGCTTCGCACCATGCATCGCGCCCCACACATTGGTTACACAGACAAAGCGTATCTGGCACGTGCGCTCGTATGTCGATGCACAAAATGGTTTTGGTGCGATGCTGCGCAACCATTTCAGAGCCGACCTCATCTTTTACCCGGCCACCGACAGTTGGACCCTGACCAGCCTAACATTTGATGCGCCCTAGTTCGGCTTGGCTGTCCACAATTTAACGCCGCTGCCCTGTTGCCCAGCCAGCGCCAGCAATAATCCCAATCCGCTTTGCTTCTGTGCGCGCGGGTTGGGTGGGTGAAAGGTCGGATCAAGCACTTGCGCCAATGTATATTTCGGCTCGCGTCGTTTGTTTTTGCCGCTGCCGACTTCGCGCGTTTCAGATAGCAAGTTCTCGACTGTCAAGCCAAACCACAGTACGGCATCGTCAAGACACCAAGCCGCGATATCATCGTCAGGTGCATTCAGATCGAGATCGTCACTCGGTCGGCGGTGATACGTCTTGAGGGCTAGGTAGGCTTTCCACATCAGCGCCCGATTGCTCGCGAAACGGCTGCGCTACCTCCACCCCCAGAAAGGTCACTTGAAACGCAAAGAGTTGGTCTTCGGGCGGCACGTCCTCAATGGCGATCTCGCTATCGCCTTCAGGCTTGGCGACGATCTTCGGCTCCATCCACATCTCTTCGCAAACTACGCGGAAAGAATCGAGCAATGCCAATGCGCTCTCGCGCTTTTCACCTGCTGACAAAAAGCTCTGTACCTTTTGTGCATCCGTGCCGTTGTAGAAGGCATCAACGACGAAACCCAGAAGGACATTGGGTAAATCGCCGCGCCTGAGTAGTCCCGCTACCGTGGGCGGACGCACGCGGTAGGCATTACCGGAAGGGAACGGCAAAATCACGCCCTTTTCGCGCGTCTGCCGTAATTTGGAGGCCGCGGTCACCACCAATTTATTTTCGTCGCTCATGTCTAGCTCACCACGGCAATATTGGCAGGCGGCATGACAGTCACATCGATGTTAGCGGCATCGGCAATCAGGTTGATGACGCCGTAAGAGGCGTCGTCAACAAGCTGGCAGGTCACTTCGGGGATGGCAAATGCGCCATATTCCATCTGCACCAAGGTAAAATTGCTCATAATCTTGACCTTGGGCAGATAGACCCAGAAGGCTCCGCCGCCCTCCTCGACCAACGCCTTGGCGATCACGCCGAAGTATGGCATACGGTCGCCGCCTGCAATTTGCAATTGGTTGACTGACGAAATGGTAGTCACGGCCTTACCCGTCATCACGGCCAATGCGCTCATGCTGACACCGCCCCAGCGCATCTGCTGTTCGCCGCCAATCGCACGCGCGGCCGCGGCGGTGATCGAGTCGTCGCCGTTGAGAATGGCGCTTATCATTTGCATGGTGACGTTGGCCATCTGTGCCGACATCACATCGGTGATGGTGCCGCTGTACGTGCCCGCGCTACTCCAAGTCTGGATTTTCAGATCGTTGAGTCCGAAGGACGGCGCTCCCTGGTCAAATGCCATAATGTTCTCCTCGCCTCGCGGCGTTAACTCCTGGTGTAGACAACTGCATAATCTGCGCGCTCCTGGTTGGCGTCAGCTTCGATATCGCGCGGCAACTGCACGGTCAGCGCCCAACGACAGACAAAACCGCCCAGGGGCTCGCCCTGCAACAATGTGTAGCTGCGGCCCAACATGCTTTTGATGGTGGCAAAACCGCTGTCCTGCAATGCCCATATCTCGAGCATGTCGCGCGCCGTCACAATCCGTTCGCTGTCATCGGCAATGCCGCCGTAGGGCACACTGCTACGCAACTTGAGCATGAGACACGGCTGGATGATGCCGTTGACAAAAGCCGTTGCGGTGGCCGCGTTGCTGCGGTTGATACCTAAGCGCCCTGTTTCGTCCCAGTCCCAGATACCGCCGGTGGCTAGCAGTACAAGGTTGCCCGTATCGGCTTCGAGGATGGCCTTGGCGTTGGCGAGTGTGGCGCTCATGGTTGCGCATCCGCAGGCATGGCCTGTCCTTCTCGCGCGCGCCCAAGCCAGGTGCGGCTCTCCAGATATTCGCGCACGGTGGCGGAATCCTGTTCGCCCAGCGGAATCGGTCGTTCAAAGCTCGTTACGCGAATCGAAATCATGGCCTCGTTATCGCGGTGCGTCTCCACACTGAGGATGGCGACGGGGTTGATCCAGCCGCCTTTGATTTTGAGAAAGATCGGCCCACGTTCGATGGAGTTCATCTACCCAACCTGCCCACAATCTCGCCGCGGCTCACAAAACGACCCGTGGCCAAATTACGAAAACGACCCGCGCCACTGGCAAAGCCAAAGCCTGGCAGCGCACCGCTACGAATCATGCGCTGCAATTCATCCATGAGCGATGCGCCAAATATATCGATGGCCTGTGCGATAATGGCAAACCGCCCCCCATTGGCGACTTCCAGCCACAGTCCATACTCGACGCCGTGCCTTAACACGATGGTAGTATTGTCGCGGCTGCCTTCCACCGTGGCGGATAACCCGCGCCGCGCCGCGCCTGTTCTGTCCGTCCACGGCGCATTGGTCTTAGCCCACGTTTCCATCTCGCGCGCTTTCGCTTCGGCAACCTGCGCGCTGGCGCTGAAAATAGCTTGTGTGTACTTGTCCGCCATTTGCGGAAACACGTCCGTTGGCGCGACTTCCCATTTGAAGGCCATATCTAGGCGCGTTTTCTGAGCATGACCTGCTCACAGTCGGTATGCCCCGACAAGATGCCTTCCACCTCAAAGGCTTGCCCAGCGATAGTAAACCTATCCCCCGCCTTGAAGCCCGCGCCGTACTCCGCCAGCAGCATGGCGTCAAGTGCATACGTCTGCCCATTCGGCCCCTGCACTTGCCGCTGTCCGCTCAGCGTTTCCAAGCGCACGGTCTTGGCGGCAAGTGTGCCGCTGCCGCGTGTAATCGCGCCGGTGGACACGCTCTTGTAGCTAATGATGTCGGCTATAGCGTCGGGCTGGCCCTCGCTGAAATAGCCAGAGAAATTAGGCATACCGCACTCCCACCTTACGAGATTGACATGCTCCCACCTCCTGTAATCGTGGTATAATCAGTGTGCTGAGGGACGCAGTTGCTTGACGGTTGGGACGCACAAAGCTATAGTTGTTTCCGCCTCTTATCGTCGGCTGCGCGCCCTCAGCAAGTGCGTTTACCGTTCGCGATAGGAGGCGTTTCTTATGCAAGAAATCCTGTATGGCTACTGCCACTGCGGATGTGGGCAAAAGACCAAGATTGCCAAGAGGACAAACAGGGCGCGCGGCGCAATCAAGGGCCAGCCTAATCGGTATATATCGCAGCATGGAAGTCGTAAGTTCAATAGCCTTTCCAGTCCCAACCCAAGCGGATTGTGTATGTGCGGATGCGGCCAACTCACGCCGATTGCAACAAGGAATCGGCCAGAGCGCGGACAAGTTAAGGGTCAGCCCGTGCAATATGTCCACGGACATAACAACTTTCGCCCACCCGAAGAACGCTTTTGGGAGAAGGTTGACAAGCGCGGCCCTGACGAGTGCTGGGGATGGCTCGGACATTGCAATCCGAAGGGCTACGGCGGGTTTAGGAGCGACGGCAATGTTCAATCTCATCGTTTTTCTTACGAACTTCATAGCGGCCCCATTTCCGATGGCATGTTTGTCTGCCACTCTTGCGACAACCCATCTTGTGTCAACCCCGCCCATCTGTTCCTTGGCACGCCACTTGATAATATGAGAGACATGATCGCCAAAGGCAGATCGCACCATCACAAGGCGCACGAAACGCCAGTCATTCATCCTTGGAATGGCACACCTCCACCTTAATCCTTGGCAAAGAATTTTGTCCTGTCATCAAAGCCATCTTCCAATGGCTCCTGCTTATGCTTAGTCGGCACGGGTCGCATACCCAGGATGCGTAGTTGGTTGGCAGCCGTCTTGCTCTCGTCTTGCCAGAATTTAAGCGCCTCCTTGATTTGCCCCGACGCCTGCGAGCGGCTGACGCGTGTCTGCGCCACCTGGTAGTCCACCCATTTTGTCGAGGCGGCGAAAATCTGCCGCCAGCCGTAATAGACGGCCAGGTTGTAGTCGTCGCCCGCGCGCGCGTAGAAGCGGTCTAGCTCGGTCTGGCTAAACACGTCGTCCAGATTGCCCGCGGCCAGGTCGCCCAGCATGTCAAGCGTTTGCGGCGCTGTCAGCGGCATTAGGCGTACACTCCTTCCCGCAAAACGCCTTCGCTTTGCAGTAGTTGCAACAGCGCCTGCGCACTGTGCGCCCAGGTCTGATGCGCACGCAGCCAGCCCGCGGCCTGCTGCCCCTTCGCGCTTGCCCATTCTGGGGATGCATAACAGTGCCACATGATAGTGGCCAACTCCTCGCGGTCACACACGCGCCAAACGCCCTTGACATGCCCGCGCTTGTCAAGCGGCATCGGCTCCATATGCCCGCCCTCGACGACGATGGCCCACTCATCCGTATGCCCGTCATCCAAACCACCATAGGCTTGCGTAATCACCGGCAAACCCATCGTGGCGGCTTCACGATGCGGCAACCCCCAGCCCTCGGAGCGTGAGGGAATCACAAAACAATCCACCTGTGCGTAGAGGTCAGCCATGTTTTCGTAATTGCACGTGTCGAATCTGAGCCGTTTATCTAGGTCGGGGATATGCATCAGATGGTCTGTGATCAGGTCGTTGCCGTTGGGCAGGCACTTGATCACCAGCCGCACATCTATGATGCCCGTTTCCTTGCCGCCAAAGGCGTGGTAGAACGCCTCATACACATCGTCCCATCCCTTGCGCGCCCCGCGGTCGGCTAAGGCCAGGAATGTGTAGGGTTTGCTCGTATCAGGCTGCCGCTCTAGCAGCGCAAACTCGTCGGGGTCGGTGCCGCCAGGGATGACGCTAATCGGCACGTTGACACCGCCGCGCTTGAACACAGCGGCGTTATGCGCGCACGGTACGATCACACGCTCCACCCCAGATTCGTTGATGATCTGCGCCCAGCCATCCGGACACTCGCTGCCCTCGGTCATGGTCAGCAGCCAGTGTGGCCCCGCGCCAACCGGCAGTTTGCGCAGATGGAAGGGAGGCAGACAGGAGATCGTTGGACGGCTCCAGTCAATCCCCCACGCCGCGGCGCGGGCTGGGCGTGCCTCAGCGGCATAGATGAAATGCGGGGTGAGACTCACACCCGCACGCTGCAATGCCGCTATCATGTATTCGCTGTAACGGCCATAACCGTCATAGCGATTGTAGGTGTAGGCCAGCCAGTTAAGTTGCATACTGGAGAAAGATCGCTTTCGCCTTTTCAATCTCGGTGATGACGATGGCCCAATAGCGATCCTTGTCGCTACGGTCGTTTGGCTTCTGCTCACGCAAAGCTGCCAATAGTTGCTCGAATTGCTCAGCCACCGTGATCTTGTCGTCCATCGTTGTTTTACCTTTCTTTAGGTAGAAAATCAGCGTATTATGTCTACGTGATCGTTGGGGCGGCCCAAGTGCCACCGGCCACGAGGAAGCTCGCCACGCCGTTGGTGCGATCCATGCCGACACCGATACCAAACTCAAAATCCACATCGAGTTTTTTGATGGGGAAATCGTCATCCAAACTGGTCTCGGGAACGACCATCAGACCAAAGCCGCGCAACGGATGCACGCGGATGGCCAGGGCGTTACGCGCGTCGTTGACGCCATAGCTCTTGGTCATGCCGACATGCCCAGTCGGGATGCGGCCCGAGGCGATTAGCTCAATCAACCCCAGGTTGCTCTGGTAGGAGCCGATGCGCTCCAGCGTCTGCTGCCCGTCGGCGTAGAATTGCGGCCCAGTGGTGGCACCACCGCGCACGATTTGCAGGATGCCCTCCACCAACTGCACCTTGTTGGTGAGTGCGCCAAAGAGCGCGATATCGGCGCGACTGACCAGCGCTGTATAGGGCGATGGGTGTCCGTGTTCGGCCAAGGCCAGCGCGTCACCTTCCAACACATCGGCCATGGTCAGCGGCGTCGAAAGATTGTAGCCGATGAAATGGTTGTGTGTGTTGGCAAAGGCCACGCCGTCATAGGCGACGGGTGTGAAGTCGATGGCACCGCCGGTGCCGCGCACAAAGGGCACGCTGTAGCCGCCCGCGCCGATGGCCTCTTCTGCATTGCTAAAGAAGCGCGTCAGCAGTTGGCGCTCAAAGCGGTTGCGCCCGCGCCGTGCGATGGCGGCGATCTGCGCCATCACCTGTGCGCTGCGGATGTCGCGGAAGGCGCGTTTGCTGCCACCCACGGCATTGCCAAAATAACGCAGCGGCAGCATGTGCCCGATGGTCGTACCCTGTACCGCCACCATGTCATCAATGTCGGTCAACTCGTCCATTTCGACGTTGGCACCGCCATCTTCGTACTCCATGGCGATCTCTTCGGTAATGCCAAAGAGCCAACCCCACTTGGTGACCAGTTCCTGATTGACATCGCCCAGCGCCAATGCCACTTGGTTGACAAAGGCGCTGTAGCTGATGCCATCACGCATCAACCACTGTGCGATGCG